ATTCCATGTATGCCCTCCATCTGTGGCAAAGTCAAGTTCAACGGCAATATTTGAATTAGAATCTATAGCATCTATAAGGGTAAAAAAACTGCTACCGTCTCCTAATTCATCAAAAAAGGTGGCCTTTAGCTCGGTAGGTGCAAAAAAAACACTTTTGGCATTATTAGTTTCCTCCTCCAAATCGTAAGAGGCCCCAATAGAGTTAATTTCGGCCACGTGAGCGGTTGTGTTGGGCAAAGAGGAGTGTGCTACTCTCAATACTCCATTGCCAGCCTGCAAGTTCATATTTGCTTGTATAACGCCCATTATCGATCCGACCTAATGCTTAATGTGTTAGTTTCTCTTAATTTACGGCCTCTTTCGGCACGAACGGAAATACTTTCATCTGCTATATCACCGCTTAAATTAATATTTATGGGCTGATTCTCTGCATTTATAGGCTCCAAGTCTACCTGTGGCGCAACAGCGGTCATATTGTTTACTGTCTGCGTCTGGAATCCCTCCACCATGCCACCACCGGACTCGCTCACATTTCCGGCACTCCCCGGCTCAATGGATTTCATTTGTGAAATCTGCTTAGCTGTCTTAGCGGCTACCAAAGCCGCGGCCGGTATAGCTGCGTAAATAGGCAAATCCTTAAACTGCCGGGTAATAGCTGCACCAGCATTAATTAATGCCCCGGCAATGGCAATAGCTTTATTATCTTCAAAGGCCATTGTAAGGAAGTTGCCTAACGCTTGTGCTGCATGAAGTCCATATTGTAACCGTTGCTCATTCTCGGCTTTTTCTAATGCCGTCTGTGCTTCTTGCATATTAGAAAGCTCTTCGTATCGCTGCTTGCCCAATGCAACAACAGCCAAATTTGTTTCTTTAGCAGCGTCTACTTTTAGTTTTTTAAGTGCCTCTTGCTGGGCATTTACGCGTTCGCGTTCAGTTTGGGCAGCCTCATTGGCCAGTTGCTCTTCTGCTGTTATGATGTCTCCGGTAGGGGTTACAATAGAAGTGCTTTTTATAGCATTTATATTTCTTAGTGTAGACTCCTGTTCTTTTAAGTTATTTTTAACATTAAGGCTATATTTGGCAATATTATTAGTTTTAAAGGCTATTTCATCTTTAATTTGATTAATCTCTGACAATATAACCTGCCGGGCATCCAGCTGCCCCGAAAGCTCTGGCAATCGTGCTTGCAACAGCTCTATTTGCTTTCTGGACTCCGCAATACCAAAGGGGTCTTCACCAAACCTATCAGAAGATGCAAGCATGGAAACGGTTTGTTCCACCTCTTCACTGATACGTTGTGCGGTACGTTGTGCCTGAACGTCAATATCCTGCAGGGCATTCTTTTGACGCTCTATCTGCTCCAGTAATTTGGATTGCTGTTGCTGCTCTGCCGTTATTTGCTTTTGTATATCATTAGATTCCTCTTGAACGCCAAGAGCACCCAACATGTACTTAAGAACCCCATATTGCTGGGTAGAGGCCTGTATTTTAAGCAGATCAACCTTATTCTTATTCAGGTCGATGCTTTTTTGCAGTAGCTCTTGTTCCCTTTCTCTGGATTGCTCCAACTCCTCACGCATGCGAACCAACCCAAATTGGTCAAATTCAAAAGCGCCAAATTCTTCCAGGGTGGATATGGTTACTTCTGCTTGGCTGTCGAGTTCTTCCAATTCTTTTTCCAGCTTATCAGCCTCTTTGGAAGCGCCAAACAATTTGTCTCCAAATACAGTTATGACTGTTATAGCAGCGTTAATAGCCAATACAATACCTGCTGGCCCCATAAGAGACGAACCAATAGCTTTTATTGCGCCTTTAAACCCTTTAGTTTTGCCCTGTATATTTATAAACTGTTCAGAAAGGAACCCAATGTTATTCCCAATAGCCCGTGAACCAGCCGCAAAAGAATATTGAAACTGCTGGGCATCGTTTAAGATATCACCAAACGAAAAAACCGCTTGATTAGCACCAGAAACAGCACCACGGGTATTACCTATAGTAGCATTCATGCGCCGCTGGCTTCGCATCAATGCACTTTGAGCAGAAACAGTCCCCCGGTAAGATTGTGGAAGGTTCTCTAATTGCCGTTCCAGTCGGGCATAGGACTCTATAAGCTCTTGATTAGTTACCGTGCCCTTTTCGCCTTGTAAGTCCAGAAACTTTATTTGGTCGCGTATAGCCCTTGTTGTTTCCTTAATAGACTTTTCGGCTCGTTCGCTACCCTCTGAAACTTGCTTATAAAAACTACTGCCCCCCTCACTGGCTCTTGCAAATCGCTTTTGGGCAGCCATAGCATCTTTAAGCGAATTAGGTATTTTTTCTATGGCCGTTTCAATGCCCTTATAGTTCGATGCGATCTCTTTAGTTAACTTATCGCTTCTTTTAGAATACGCACTTAATTGCTTAGTCTGATTTTGAATTGCTTTCGATATGCCTGCAATTGCTTTTTCAGCCTTATCGCTACCTTGCCTTATACTACGAAACGGGCTTTTGCCCGCTTTGTCATAGTTTACTTTTACATTGTATATAAGCTGTTTAGCCATCGTGCCTTCTGCTCCAAGTCTTTGTTAACCAGTATCGTGCAATTTCATCTTTAGGCAATTTTGCAATGTCTTTAGCTTTTATAGGGTCGAAATCAGCCAATTCGGCAATCATAAACTCGTAATGATCTTCCCATGCTAAATTGATCCAATCGGGCCATTTGCGAATTTGCTCCTTTTTGAATAGCTCCCCAGCCCTTTCTAATACAGGATCTGGGGACTGCGAAAAACCATGAGGTTATACTCATGCTGACCGTCTGGGAACTCCTTACGCTTAAACCATTCCTTATTAGGCATACCTGTTGGGAAATGATACACAATCTTAGCTTGTTCAAATCGCAATTCGCCTAAGACATCTAATATTTTGTCTTCTTGATCGTCTTCGAGCTTGTCCAGCTGAGAAAGATACTTTTTACCCACTTTCTCCAAGGCATCCTGCCTGGACACGCTACGCCAGTTCAATTTACCTTCTTTGTCATCAAGCTGTATGTCTAATCGTGTATCTTTCACTGGTATTCTCCTAATTTTATTTTAAGGTTTGAAAAACTACCGCCTTGTTCTGCATTGTAACCTACATATCTAACATTCGAGTCAATCTGCATCGTTATATATGCTATTTGTCCATCATATTGAGCGGTATTATCACTTTGCAGTATGGCTCCGGAGGCATCCTTTGTGTATAGCTCTAATGCACTTTGAGTACCCGCGCCATTGCCATATAGGGTAATGGTTTCTTTTTGACTTGGCACTAACAAATATTCATATGTGTTAAACCCAGAGGGGTGCATGCCCGTCAAACTTTCACCTGCATAGAAACCATTATTAAACAATCCACCTGAGTTACCTTGCACCGTTCGTTTTGTGGCCATAACACTGAGGGCTTCTCGGTTTTCGTTACGATATGGAGCGGTAGTAAGCAATACGGGCTGTTCACCGGCGAATATGTCACCAATAACAATAAACCCGTCCACACCAATAGCCGTAATGTAGACGGGTGTCTCGCTATCCATCCACTGCTTTAAAAGTGCCGTACCAAATGCACTTGCCAATACCCTAATATCAAGCGTATGGTCTATGTAGTTACGAACCGTCTGGCCGTCCTCGATCATCATCGTACCTTCCTCTGTACTATAGCCAAAGGTAGACGAACCGTCTACGCCCTCGGATATGTTAGATAAAGACACAAAATCCGTACCATCGGTTATTCCTATACTTTTTATAAGCGTAAGCATTAGCTTTCAGCAAATGGTGTTGTAGTTGAACGTATGGAAGCCTGCACGCGGAAACCAACACGGTTGCCTGTCTGCCAGTCTTTGTATGCACGTATGATAACACCATCCATGGTAGTCGTGGCCGCTCCTGCTGCTCCTAATAGCGCAATTTTAGCTCGTGCGGGTATCGTACTACCCGTTTGAACATGCGTATCATTCATTACGGTTTCATCATAGATAAGCACGTTAAAATTGCCATCCAGTGCGTCCATAATGGTTTGCCCATCTTCTACCAAGGTAGTAACCTCTTCAATATTAACCTCCAAATTCTCTTGATCGGTTAGATTGTAAGTAGTACCGCTACCGAGAGCACCGCCCTCATCCATTATCTCGAGCGCTTCGTAAATAATTGGTAATCCAGCCATGATTTATTCCTCTTCGTCTTTTGTTTTTATGTCAGTTACTTTATAGTCATTACTATTTAAAGCCGTTTGTTTAGATACCTTAAACTTCTTGCCAGAATCATCTTCGAAGGCAAAATAACCATTTCCGGCATAATGCGAGTTTTTTATAAACTTTCCCTCTGCTCCAGCTTCGAAATTGCCTATATCTTTGCTTAGTGTACATTTCATGCTCTTAGGTTTCTATGTGATTCAAAAAGGATGTTCATTGAGGTATATTTATAATCTCTTATTATTTGATCGCTTCCAGCCCACCAAAAACTTACCAGCTCGTTATTAGTAGTTAAACCGGGGTTCAATTGGTATGCCCAATCATAACATAAATCCTTATAATCAAGCATCAACTTTTCAGCTATCCGATACGGATCGCCACGGCGGCCAATCCTAAAAAATAACTGCACGTTATAAATCTGCAACGTGTCCAATACATTAGTATCGCTGGCGATTACGCTCGGATCATCACTTTGTTCATAGATACCAATGCGAATGCCAGGGATATCGCTGCGGTCATCCAACATATTCAAGTCAAGCGGATAAAGCTCGCAAATATCTGGGACTTGCCCGCTGTAATTAGAAACTATGTAATTTTTCAAAGAATCCCTCAAGGACTCTAAAACATTGGATGATTTCATAATTTCTTTAGTATAATAATCATTTTAACGCAAATAATAAAACTAAACAGTAGTAAAAATAAAACTATTACTATTTTAGTAATCATTTGGATGGTTCTAAGTGCGCGATATCATTAATAGATGCCTCGCGGCCTTGCTGCCAAATACGGTAGCCATGGAACAAATAAAGCCCTTTAGCTATACCTACTTTAGCGCCTGCGGTCTTAGCTTCTGCACTAAAAGTAACATCTGGATTCATTGTATGCTCGCGGAAACCGCCTACCTTATCCCAAAGGCTTTTGCGAAATAGCATAAATAATCCTGCTATGCAATGAAACGGTTCAACGGTAGTGCCGTATAAAACGCGCCGCTCTTTGGCAATATCATAATGAATACGTACATCCATGTTATCGCTGAAATCATTATCATGGCATTGCCTTAGATTACGAACCCGGTTGGTTACACAACCTATTAAGTCGTAATCGCTATTTTCGGCTATGTCCTCCACAAAACTGCCGTAATCCGGTTGTAAGAACATAGCATCAGCATCTACAAGGCATATCCAATCTCCATCAGGGACAAGGCAACAAAAACGGTTCCAAGCTCCGCCTATGTTGCCTTGCAGATATGGGCTACCGAAATAGATCATTTAATGGGTTCCTTGGCTTTTCGCTGTCCCCAGCTTTTAACGGCCCATCCAATGATTGCAAGCACAAAAGCGGCTAACATTTCAAAGTCTGCGCCTAATTGGAATCCGTCAGCTAAAAATGACGGGTCAGCAGCAATACCAAATGCGCCTAAAATGGTTCCTATTACGGTGGCAATAATACCCCACCATGTTTTTGATTGTGTCTTTTTCTTAGCCATAATGTTGTTGTTTTTTTTGTTAGTTATTACTGCTCCTATTGCATCCGTTACGGCATCAATCTGCCTGCCATAGGGTACAAAATAGGAAATTACATTCTTTAGGTCTCCAAGCGATTCATTATTAATTACATCGGAAACACCTTCTAAAACGCTTCGAAATATTAGCTCTAAGCGGCTATCTTTTGTCAGGGCATAGTAGACCATGCTGTGTTTTGAGGGTTCAACCTTCTTTATGTCGTCTGGTTCTATTTTGCCCTCGAATACCTGTACTGTTTCGATTTCGTCTACTGGTTCTATCATAATTCAGTTATACTTTTCCATTGCCGTTTCGCCATTTGCACCTGGTACATCTGCCGCTCCAGCTCGGTTACCCGGTTGCGTAATAGTTCCGTATCCGGGCAGGTGCATTCGGATGCTTCAATCTTATCTGCTACCGGCTCCTTCGGCTCGTCCGTCACTATCGTAAAAACCGCAAGCGCCAGTATCGCGCCAATGACCACGGCTATATTTATGGCATTCTCTTTCATCGTTTCGATGCGTATTCTTTATGATTATCCGGTTTAATACCGGGTGAAGTAGGCGCAAATTTCAATTCTAAGGGTGCAGGTTCTATCAAATTCAAGCTACTTGGAGCCGCCGGCGCTACTTGTACACTTTCTTGTGCCGGCATGGGCAAGTATTTAATTTTGGGATCATCAAACACGCCCCAAAAATTCAATAGTAAGGTGATACCGGTAGTAATTACCGTTATGGCCGCACCAAACCCCATAAATCGATTATATACGCTGTTGAAACGATCTTCATTTTTTTGTGTGCGCTGCTGCACTTCTGCATAGCGTTTGTCATTTTTCAATTTCTGTTCTCGTAAAGACATTTCATTCTCGCGTATCCGATGCAACATACCCTTCGTGCCAAAAGCTTCATCTCCCTGTATGGAGCTAATAACTTTGTCAAGACTATCACCCTGCCGTTTGAGCTCGTCATAAATCTGCTTGATATGTGCCTCCGTGCTCAAATTCTCCACTTATATTATAGTTGATTGATTAAAAATCTCTTCCTCGAAATAAGCCACCGCCTCGCCGTCGGTGTAATACTTGTTAAATTTCATAATGCAGTAATTCTGTTTGGCTCGTGTGCCTGTCTGGTCGAAATAGGCGCTATCCATGATCTCCGTAGCCGCTTGGTTGTAGTCTTTCAGCACCAAGCATTGCATCATACTGCGAAACTGCATAAGGCCGTTCACACCTAAATTATAGGCCATGTCAATAAGCACATGCTTTCTCCAACGGGATAGACGCCCCCAAAAAGATAAATTGTGTTCTCTTAGCTCTTCCAGTAGTAATTGCTTTTTCTTACCAACAGAATGCTCCAACATGAAGCCAGCTTCTTTCTTTGTTATACCTGTCATGGACAATTCACGCCCGTAACCAATTGTTGGGTATCCTTTAATGGTGTCCCCTTTTTGAAGGGGTTTACCCGTTGCATCATCATAGACCGTCAGACGTAACCCCTCATTTTCTTTTATAAGGGCATAATTATACTCGTATTCCTCATTAGCCTGAACGGGGGTAGCTTCTAATGAAACCTTGCCATCGTCTAAGAACCAAAAGGGTTCGTTTAGCCAATCTACGTTTGATATATTGCTCATACCGGGGTCTTTTGCCATGAATTTAATAGTGAACGTTCAACCATTTTGTCAATTTCCTTAGGGACCTGGCTGTCTTGATGGGGGTACACTTGTCGATTCTTACCCCCTTTTGCCTTACCTTCATCATGCAGATTAAAGATCACCCCCTTATTTCGGTTAACAAATTTAAGACTGCTGCTTTCTTTATTTTTAATTATTTTAGTTTCTTCAATAGAATTAGTTGTATTCCTAAGGGTAACAGGGCTCCTTCTACCTCCCTTTTCACGTTGAGCATATTGCCTGTTGTATTGGTTATTATACCGACCACCAACAGCCATAGTTTTGCCAGAACGGGTTGCCTTGTTTTTTAGGGTGTCTATGCGTTTTAACGCAACATTTTCCGCTTTTCGGCAGCTCGAAGGCGAAAAAGAGCGCTCTAAATCCTGTTGTATGTCTTTTGCTATGTCAATCATATTGTATTGTAATGATACAAATAGTTCTCTGCAATAGCGTGCGTCTGCCATGCAAGCATGCTGTGCTGCATAACCTTCAACCCTTCTGCCATTTGCGATTGCGTGTAATACACGGGCAACTGGTTTAATATGGCCGATTGCAAATCATCCGGTACGGGGTCATATCCAGCCGTGTACTCAAGAGTTAAGTCCTCGATATCTTCAATATCAATCCATTTTGTTTCGTATCCATGTACATCCAGCCCGGTAGGTGAATCTACCGATACAATAGGCGGCCGAGGTATCTCTACCTTGCCTGTTGCAAAGTCCAAATGCAGTGTATGCGGTCGCTGTACAACAGCCCTATGCGTATAATCTTCAATGTCTTTTATAGCTGTAATAATATATCCTTGGATGATAGCATCATCTTCATCATGGTTAACACGCAAAAAGGTTTTGGCCTCCTCTAATGTTATTGGAAGCATGGCCGTTGTTATTTCTGCTGGTACTAAATTAAAACCACTTACATGGCTATATGGCATACCTTTTATTACAAGTCCCATTCTGCTTCTGCTTCTGATTTGCGTTTGGATTCAACCTTTTCGCCGTTAACATACTTGCTAACCCAAGCTCCATTTTGCTTGTATTCAACTTTGTTTTGACGGTCTTTTGGCTTTTGCGATACCTCACTGGCTTGTCCTCGCTTTATGAGCATCTGGCCAGCGGTTTTGCTCACCTCGTCAACGTCTCCTTTCTGGTAAAGGTTGCCGTTAATTAAAATAGTTCTGCTAAATTCAACTATCATAATAAATAAATAAGGGGTGGCGGTTAAACCACCCCGTTAATATTAAGTTGCTGATGCAAGTGCTGTTGAGAACTGTCCATATACGAACGCGGAGGTTCGGTAAATGGCAAGTGCTAAACGCTCCTCGGCGACTACCGTTACTTGGTTAGTGATAACGTTGTCTTGATCCTGTCGGTAGAACTGCACATTGCTGCGCATACGGTCAAACACCTGTCCACCGCTGGCAAAGTTACCTACTACGAAATCATCAGCTGTTACACCGTTGTTTGCAATGATAGGTACACCAGCCAAACGAGCCACGCCATTTTGGCTGACAAACAGAACGGGAGCGTCATATTCGCCGCTTCCGGATGTTTTCCAACGAAGCATATCGTAGTAATCTGATGGGTTAACCAAAATAGCATCGGCCATATACTCATTGCTTCGAAGCTGGCTTAAAGCCTCGATAAGCACATCGTACATATTCTCTTCTGGGTTGCCAGTGTCATCCACATAGGCATTGGCCACACCGGTTATACCCTGCAAATCGTTGCCCGTACCGCTTCCATAAAGGAGCTGGGTATCTTCTACCTTTTTGAGCTCAATAGGCAGTTGTGCGCGCAAATAGCTCGTAAGGCCGGGAATGTCGTC